CCTTCGCTGGTGTACTCCAAGGTAAGTATCGCGTCTACATTGACCCATATGCTGCTAACCTGACTTCTGCTAACGCAACTCCAGGTAACCAGTATTACGTCGTTGGTTACAAAGGTTCCTCACCTTATGACGCTGGTCTATTCTACTGCCCATACGTTCCACTACAGATGGTACGTGCAGTCGGAGAAAACACCTTCCAGCCCAAAATTGGCTTTAAGACTCGTTACGGTCTTGTTGCTAACCCATTTGCTGAAGGAACAACAGTCGGTAACGGACTACTT